TAGACATCGTAGGTATGAGCGTTTCCCTATTGCGGATACGCCTATTGCTGAAGGTGTAACACCGGACTTTTCAAGTCTTGAGCATACTACATTGATGCATACCTTAAAGCAGTATGGATCATACGTTAATACCACGGATGTACAGCTTGCGGCGGCAGCCGATCCGGTCTTAAAAATCATATCAGAGCGACAGGCAACTCAAGCTGGTGAGACAATTGACTTTCTCAGCTATAAGGTTTTTCGTGCTGGTACTCAAGTAAAATATGTAGGAGCCTCTGCATCTGCACGAACAGATGTTGATATGCATATTGGTGGTGCCGTTACTGTGGTTAATGATCCTGGAAATGGAGCAACACTAGGACCATTGCAGACTGCAATTCGTGCCCTTGAGAACAACGATGCGGGTAAACTTAAGTCAAAGTTGAAAGCATCTGTAGGTGTAGCTACTGAGCCAATGCGTGAAGCGTATTGTGCTATCTGCCATCCTGATTTACGTCAAGATATTCAGGCACTTCCAGGGTTTGTACCTGTTGAGAAGTACTCTGATCAAAGTGACGTGATTGAAGGAGAAATTGGCGGAGTGGAAGGTGTGCGTTTTATCACCACAACTCAGGCTACTCCATTTAAGGACGCAGGGGATACTACTGGCGCAGGTGCTGGTTCAGTGTCAACTGGCGGGGCAAATAACGATGTTTATCCTGTTCTTATCTTTGGAGAAGATGCAATTGGTTGTGCAACACTAGGCGGAATGGATTCACTTCGCTCTAAGGTTGTTATGCCTAAGCCAGGACCAGGCGATCCTTTGGGTCAACGTGGTACGGTTGCATGGGATACATTCTACTCTTGTATTATTCTGCAAGATTTGTATATGTATCGTCTCGAAGTAGCCTGTACACGGCTTACTTAATAAGTAAAAACAACCCCTTCTAATGGGAGGGGTTCACAATAAAAAAAGGAAAATATGGATTCTTTGAAAACAAAAATAACTAATACCCCTCAGATGTCTGGATTTAAGTCAGTGTCTTTAGGGTCAAACACATCCGCAAGTACGCATGCTGCGGTTAGTCATATTTTAATCCCATGGGGAGCAATTGTTATCGATACTCCAGTTATCGTGACAACTGCATTTAATGCGGGCACATCCTCATATGTAAATACAGGTACAGTAGGTACGTTAGCTCAGGCTGACGCTTCTTCTGTTTCTGCAGACCCTAACGGATTCCTTGCTGGTGCGGCAGCTACTGCAAGTTTGCAGACAGTTGGCAAAATGATCAGTGTAAAAGGACCAGCAGATGAGTCACTAGGTGGAGTTCTCTTGGGAACTAAGCCATCTTATACAGTGAGTCAGACGTACTCATCTTCAGGCGAAAAGGTGGTTCCAGTAGTCCTTGAATGGACAATTGCTGGTACTGTTCCTTCAGCAGGTCAGTTGATGTGGTGGGTTGAATATGTTTATGATCCAAATATTGTTTGGACACAAGCAGATTTGTCCTAATAGTATAATTCAGTAGTGGGTGGCTTCGGTCACCCATCTTAACAACGGAGATAAGGAAAATATGTCTATAGCAGGTGGTTTATTACCAAGTAAGGGGTTGCCTACACAGAAAAGGCACGATAGTTATGCACCAGCAGGTGAGGGGCGTTTTGTTATCCTTCCTAATGGTATGAAAATGGCGGCTGAATGGAAGCGTAAGCAAGACGTTCCAGAAGGTCACGCTGTCATAAATATCGACTACGGTAGAGACAGTACAGAGATGGGGCCAGTGCCTGTCACACATGGAGATTGGACTATAGTTATCCCAAGAGGTTCGGATAGAGTTGTTCCTCTTCAACATCTAAACATACTGAATGATGCTATTACAACCGATTACTTCCAAAAGGATTTATCTCAAGGTCTCACGTCAAGGTCTAACCGCAGGTTTAATTTTACAGTAAAGAAGTGGCCTAAAACAGGCATGAAGGCAGGTGCAGAGTTTGATGTTGAATCCAGTCCAATAACTAAGGAAGATTTAGAAGGTGCATTAGAACGTCATGAGGTTATTGAACTTGATCAGAATTAATGAATCGAAAGCAAATAAGAGAGCGTGTCGAAACTGCGTTACAAGACAAAGCCAACAGGCATTGGTCTGATGACGAATTAAATACATATATCGATGATGCTCTTAATGAGTTTACACGGCGTGTTAGGTATCCGCAGGTAGAAGGTTATGCTACTAATGGTTCTTCAGGAACTGTTATTGGCGAGGCCACACAGACAGGAACGCTTTCTACAGACAATAAGACAGCAACCGTTACGTTTGGGTCTGCACATGGATACTCTGAGGGAGAGGCTATCAACGTCTCAGGTGGTGCCCCTTCTCAGTACGTTGGAACGTTTATTGTTAATGCTCCCACTTCCACTACTATAAGCTACAGGGTGTCTACCAGTAGTGCCATTACAGACTCTAGTGTTTCAGTCTTTAGAGTCGGTCCATTCTTTACAATCCCAAGTACCATTGCTGAAATAGTTTCTGTTAGTATAGATGGAAGAGAACTTAACATCTTTACAGAGTCAGAATTGAATGCTGCCGCATCTTCAAGCGGAAATAGGCACTTCATGTTAGAATCCTCAATGGGGTTCCATCCAAATGCATTTTCTTCAGTAATTGCCTCAACGGATAATACTCCACGATGGAGAGACCAGAACGGTGCTATAGAAGCAGCAGTCTTTAATAATAGAACTGCTTCCACCTTTAGGGTATACCCACTCCCAAAAGAAAATAAAGATTTATATGCGGACAAGGATGCCACGGTAAAAATATTTCATTCTCTCAAGGTTAGGGGAGTTCCAATAGATACCACTCTTGCAACGGATACAACTTCTCCAACGGTACACTCATACTGGCACGAGAGCATAGTATGGGGTGCCTTAGAAAGGGCTTATCTTAAAGAGTCTCAACAACGTAATGCAGAAAAATCTGGATTTTATAGACAGAAGTTCTTGGAAATTGTTGCTCAAGCAGGTACAATGGAGGGAATGACATCCGGCGCACTGTCTGAAGGCCGCAACCAGTCAGGATTCGTACTAAATAGGAGTTTATGATACATAAGAAAAAGAAAGCACCCGGAAAAAAAGGATTCTTAGGTGGAATGTATGCGAAGCCAAAAAAGTAATGTATAATAAAGCTGACTACGACAAGAAGTTTAACAAGAAGCCTAGCCAGAAGGCAAAGCGTGCAGAGCTAAACAGGTACAACCGTAAGAAGGGTACCTACGGCAACGGTGATGGACTAGATGCATCCCACATAGGTGGTAAGATAGTAGGCTTTGAATCAGAAAAAAAGAATCGTGGTAGGGCAGAAAAAAGCAGGCTAAAGGCAAAGCCTAAGCCAAAAAGAAGAAGGGTACATAAGGCAGGTGAAGATTTATTGTCAAAGTACTACGGTAGTTGGAAACAAAAAGAAAAAGCGGAAGGATAGTTATGAAAAAAATGCTAAAAAAATGGGCAAGGAAAGGGACTGAGACCCGTGATGATATATACGACAAGTTAAGCGGCGCAGGTAGTGGAAGTAAATTTTCTAGGAGTAATAAGATAAAAGAAGTTCAAACTAAACCTAAAAAGTCTTTAAAAAACCAAAAACCTGATAGGTCTAATAAAACATCAGAAGCAGATGCAGTAAGGTTTAACCAACCAACAGGGCAGGGAGTAAGGCTTGGGCCGAGAGCTAGAATAGAACTAGAAAAGAAGTTTCCTGTAGCTGCAAAAATAACAAATAAAAGAAATGATAAACTACGTGCAGCAAAAAAGCCAAAGGAAAAGAAAAAATTTACCATAAAGCCTAAAGGTTCAAACGAAAAAGATTATAAAAACCAATTTGGCGAGTGGTTAGATTTATGAGTGCAGGAGTATACAACATTGAAATAGAACAGGGCGGTGACTACAGTCTTGCTGTTACTTATAAGGACTCTGCAGGTCTAGTGATAGACTTGTCCTCCGGTTATACTGCTAAAATGAACATTAAAGAGTCATACCTAGACAGTACAGATATAGACAGCCTAACTACAGCTTCTGGAGAAATAACGTTAACCAATGGACTAGGTACTTCAGCAACAGGTACCATTGCAGTAGATGGAAGTCAGTCTGTAGTAACAGTTACTATTTCGTCTGGTGAACACGGCTTTGATGTTAGCGATTTTATAAATGTCTCTGGCGGTGCTCCAGAAGAATATAATGGAGTAATAGAAATTATTTCTACTCCTACAGCAGGAACCTTTACTTACAGTGCAACGGCAGGTGATACCATAACTGATTCATCGGTGTCATTTTATAAGATACAACCCAACATAACTATAGAGGTGGGGCACGGGACTACAGCGGCATACGATTTCAATCAAGCCTTCTATGACCTTGAACTGTCTCAGGCATCAACAAATACAAAAATCTTAAGAGGAAAAGTAAATTTAGTAAGGGAGCTTAACTAATGGCATCAAATCAAGTAACAGTAGCTACGCCAGGACCTGCAGGAGCAACAGGCCTAACCTATGAGGGAGTATGGACACTAGGGGATGTATATCAGGTTCGTGATTTAGTCCGTTACACAGACGGCAATCTTTATGTAGTAAACGTACAACATACCGCAGATGTGACCAATACACCTCTTTTAAATGCAACGTATTGGACTTTGTTCATTAACGCAGATGATGCATTTCAGTGGGCTACAAAAGCTAAACACACACAGATTACTGATTCACTTGGACAGACTGGATATAGTGCTCTTCATCAAGCATCAAAAGCCCTGGACTGGGCATCCCTAACTACAGACGCAGTAACAAATGACAGCAATGCTTCAGATGTAGATTACAGCGCAAAGGCTTATGCCATTGGTGGAACTGAGGTAACAGGAGCTTCTGGGAAAGGAGCCTCTAAAGATTGGGCTATTGGGGCTGGCGGTGTCATGGCAACCCAACCAGACGGAGCAGAATATTCAGCAAAGGAATACGCTCAGGGAACAACAGCTTCCGGTGGCACAGCGAAGGAATGGGCACAGGATACTTCTGCCGCAGTAGATACCACTTTTAGTGCTAAAGAGTATGCACAAGGGTCACAAGCTTCTACTGGTGGGTCAGCATTAAACTGGGCAAAAGAAACTGGAGCACAGGTAACAGGCTCTTCAACGTCAACGGATGCATCTGCTAAAGAGTGGGCAACAGGAACAAGTACCCACAAGAGTGATGGTTCTGCAAAAGGTTATACTAACACCGCTAAACACACTGTGGTACCAGGAACTTCTGCGTACAGTGCAAAACACTATTCAGAGAAGGCTACAGACTGGGCTTCATTAATAACAGATGCTGTTACTAATGATGCTAATAGTGCAGACGTAGACTATAGCGCAAAGGCATGGGCAATAGGGGGAATAGAGGTTACTGACACAATAGACCGTGGTGCATCGAAAGAGTGGGCTATTGAAACGTCAGGAACGGTAGATGGAACATCATATTCGTCTAAGGAACATGCAATTGGAACTCAGGCATCTACAGGCGGTTCATCAAAAGATTGGGCTGTTGAAACCTCTGGTCAGGTAGACAGTGTTGACTACAGTTCCAAAGAATATGCTATAGGAACACAAGCTAGTACAGGAGGTAGTTCAAAAGACTATGCAGTTAAGGTTGACGGAGGCATTTCAGGTGCAACGTCAGATCATTCATCTAAAGCATGGGCTGTTGGAGGAATTGGTGTATCAGACACAGCATCTAAGGGAGCATCTAAAGAGTGGGCTGTTGAGGTTAGCGGAACAGTAGATG